GGATTACGGAAGGATCGTTTTGCCCTATGGGGTGTCTTGGCCGTCGTTCACTCCATATCCCTCGAATCCTATAGTGATCCGGTTTGTGGCTGGTTGGACGACGGCTGCCCTTGTGCCTTACAAGATCAAGGCCGCTCTGAAAATGATCTGTGCGGATCTCTACGAGATGCGGGGAGAACCGACCATAGGGCAGACAGTTGTGGAGAATAAGGCGGCGCAAAGGCTTCTCGCTTCGGCGAGGATGTGGAGGGAGTTCTAATGAAGGAAGCGGCATGAACATAGGCGACCTCAAGAAGCGTATCACTCTCCAATATTCCACCCGTGTCTCAGATGGTGGGGGAGGCAGCACTGTCACCTGGAACGAAGGTGCGACTATTTATGCCGCGATCTGGCCTATGAGCGCAAACGAGCAGGTACAGGCCATGCAGACAGCCATGACGGTCACGCACCGGATACGGGTACGATACAGGAGAGATATCAAGGCAAGCTGGCGGATCGCTTATGCCGGGAGATATTTTAATATCGTGTCGATCATCGACCCAAACATGGCGCATAAATTTTTGGACATACTGGTAAAGGAGGGGGCGGCATGAACGAACTTCTCACTTCCATATATAATAAAACCTCCGGCTCGTTACTGTCTGACGATGTGGGGGGGAGGATTTATCTTGATCGTGCGCCGGAAGGGGCAGCATTCCCTTACGTGGTATTTTTCATAGTCTCGGACACGCCCGAGAAGACGTTCACGGAGGACTTTGAGAACATCCTGATACAGTTCTCCCTCTTCTCGGCCTCGGATAGCATGGTTGAGATAACCTCCATGTATGCCCATCTGAAGGCGCTGTTTGATGAATGCTCCCTGACGATACCACCGACCGGGACAGTGACCGATATATTGGTCTGGATGAAGCGGGTAAACCTCACCACAATGGTGGATAATGTGACAATACAGGATGCCAGCATAAATTTAAAACATTGGGCCGTGGATTACGAGATTATGACGGAGGCAGTATGATTTCAATTATAATTCCGATATTGAACCAACATGACATGACACACGAGTGTATCAATACCATCCGTGAACATACGCAGGACTTTGAACTTGTACTGATCGACAATGGGTCTGACCCGGTATTCAAACCGCCGTTTACGGGATTCACCGAGACGACCCTGATCCGTAACGAGGAAAACAAGGGGTTCCCGGTGGCGGTCAATCAGGGTATTCGAGCGGCGAAAGGTGACGTGATTATCCTGTTGAACAATGATGTCTTTGTTACGCCGGGCTGGGCGGAAAGACTGGTAAGGTGGTTAGATGAATTTGATATCATCGGCCCCTGTACGAACTATTGCGCCGGGGCTCAGTGGGTGACCACCGATTTATATATGGGACAGGACGGCCTTAATGAGGTGGCCGAGCAATGGGCGCAGGATTATTCCGATATGGCCCAGGCAGTCACCTTTATCATCGGCTTCTGTATGGTTTTCAGAAAGTCTCTCTTTGACGAGATAGGCCCGTTCGATGAAAGTTTATGGCCATGCTCCGGGGAGGAAATTGATTTCTGTATGAAGGCAGTCGCCGCAGGATACACGATCGGCATTGCCCGTGATGTGTATGTTCATCATGAAGGGTCACAGACCTTTAATGACATGGTTAAAGCCGGGCAGGTTGATTATAACGAGGTTTGCAAGCGAAACGATGCTCACCTTGCGAAGAAATGGGGAGATGATTTCTGGTTGAAACAGGAAGTCGAAACAACGGCTTGCGAGGATGCCCCAGGATCGACGATCTCCTGCGGAAACGGGTAAAAGACGGACAAAAGCGAGGGTAAAATGACAAAGAAAAAAGAGATTAGCATCGAGAGTATTGAGCGATTCATCCTGGATGCCGGATCAGATGATACGCCGACTTTTGGAGGGATCGAGGGTGGGGTACAGTGCCAGCAAATAGCGGATGAACTGGCACCCTGTATCATGGCAATTCTTGAATCGGGGGAACCCGTCAAATCCTACCTTGAGGTAGGTTCTGCTGCTGGCGGGTCGGCCTTTATCATGAACCACTACTTCCATCCGGAAAAGATAGTTTTGGTTGATGATAATCAGCACTGGAAGGCCCACTTGCGCCCCTATATACTTCGAGATATTCCGCATGAGGAGATTATAGGAAACTCGCACGATAAAAGCACGGCGGGGCAGGTGCGTAATCTGGAGATGCTTTTTGATATAATTCTGATTGACGGCGATCATATCTATGAGGGTGTGAAGGCCGATGTTGAAACATATGGTGAACTTCACCGTCCGGGCGGGTTGCTGATCTTTCATGACTCGCAAATCGGATTTCCCTATGGATGCGCCAAGGTCTTTCAGGACATAAAGAAGGATAAAAGGTGGAAGTTAATATCTGAATACGTATCGGAGAAAATGAAGCCGTGCGGGATCGGGCTTTTCAGGAGGGTTGCGAATGCAGATAAGTAACTTTCATCTCTGTATCGGAATACCATTGACCTTCCCTATGGTCCCCTCGGGGTTCTTTTACTCCTTTGCGCACATGGATAAGCCGAAGGAATATACCTTGATTCATGCTGATAACGGGTCCGGGGCGATAGATGCGCTAAGAAATGACCTGGTTGATATGGCGCTCCAGTGTGGAGCCTCACATCTTATTATGATGGACACCGATCAGATATACCCCGTTGAAACAATTCCCCGGCTTCTATCTCATAAGCTGCCCGTTGTCGGGTGTGTGGTGCATCGGAGATATCCCCCTTTCGATCCGATTATGCTCCGGGGAAAGCTGGGCGATTATGAGATCATCGATGATTACGAGGAAGGTGATCTTGTGGAGGTTGACGCGACCGGGACCGGGTGCATCATGTTCGATATGCAGGTATTTAGGAAGATGCCGAGGCCGTGGTTTAAGTTTAGGCACCTGGAAACAGGGGAGGGTATCGGAGAGGATATCGGCTTTTGCCATGACCTGAAAGAGGCGGGGTATAAGATTTTCGTCGATACATCTATTCAGTGCGGACACCTGACGACGCTGAATGTCACGAAAGACACATACGCTTTATATAAAACCGTTAAGATTCAACAGCGAGAAAAGGCCCTCGAACGAGCTTTAGATAGCGGTAAAGTAAATTAACAATAGACAGGAGGTAACACATTATGGGCGCAACAGTATTGAATGGGAAATTTTGTAAAGTTACTTATGGGACAACTCAAATCCTTGGAGCCGGGAAATTCACCCTTTCAGGTCTTACGAGGAAAACTATCGAGGCATCCGAGTTCGGGGATGATATCGATGTTTTTGAGTTCGGTACAGCGGACGGCGGGACGATTGAGATATCGGACGTTCTCTATGATCCCACGGATTCAACGGGACAGGTAATGCTCGACGCCTTGATTGCCGGATCACTGAAGAGTCTGGGTAATAACCTGACAAGCGGCCTGAGATTCTATGTCAATTCAACATCGTATCGGCAGGTCGGGACCAGCGGAACAATCCTTATCACGAACGGGTATAAACTGGATGTTGACCGTAATGGTCTGGCTAAATGCGGGTTCACGGGCCAGGTGTCCGGTGCTCCGATGGTTCTGTACCCGTTAGCGTAACACCCTAAAGGAGGGGATTTATGAGTAAAGAAGGAACAGTTTTTGACATTGAGGAAAAAGAAGGTGTCTGGTTTGACATGGAAGGCGGGGGGAGGGTGCAACTGCGGACCCTCTCTTATGATGCCCTGAAGAAGATCACTAAACAGTGCACTAAAAAGAAGGTGGATTTTAAGAAGGTCGAAGGCACACCAGGCCGGTTTGAATATATCGAGACTGATGACGACCTGCAAAACGAGCTTTTCTGGGATCACTGTATAGTGGCATGGGAAAACCTCTTTGACGCGAAGGGTAATGAAATCCCATGCACCAGAGAAAATAAAGTTCTCCTGATGGTCCGGGTGGAAAAGTTCGCCAAGTTCGTTGCCGATTCGCTGGCCACAATGGGCGAGATCGAGGCGAAACAAGCCGAGGTCGCTGAAAAAAACTGATCGACACCGTAGATTGGCACGATGAATGCGCTATTGATTGCGAACGCTGCCGCCAGATTTACGGTGCAAGAAATCCACCAGAAGAGCCGCCCTGTGATACCTGCCGGCCGGAGTACATTGAGGAAAACGATGATGCGGTTAAGATTTTCTTCCTTGTCAGAAACCAGCTTATCACGGCATTTGACGGCCCGATTGACATCAATCACCAGGCCATCCATGAGGCCATGAGATTATATGAGATTGAGAAACCGCGTGAGTGCTTTGAGAAGGTATTAAAACTGTCAAACCACTGGATCAGGAAGTTGAGGGAAAAATGAGAGTAGCGAACTGGAATCCAAAGATTGCGGATAAGGGTATTTATAATAATGCCATGGATCGCCTTGAAGCCGCAGGGAATGTAATTGCAGCAAAAGCAAGAATCAAGTGTCCGGTTGGTACAATCTCTCGTCCCATATATAAAACAGGTATCTATGCCGGTAAATATTGGACATCACGTGATGCCGGAGCTCTAAAAAAAACAATTCGTGTTGTACGAAAATATGGTGATCCATATCACAATATATGGATAATGGCCGGGAATAAACAGGTTTATTATGCCCAGATAGTTGAGCATTTTACCCCGTTTCTACGTCCAGCATTGAGGGGT